TTTCTGTTTTTTCTGGTTTATGGCAATCCACTTCTGCGGTAACTAGCATAAGTCTAATTGACTCAGCCGGTAATTTTAATACACAAACCACTTATGCCCTCTACGGAATTAAGGCGGCATAATGCCAGCAACATACGAACCGATAGCAACTAACACTTTAGGAACTGCTACATCTTCTGTAACTTTTTCATCTATACCTGCAACTTATACAGACCTGAAAATTGTATGTGTTGGCGCGATGGCTTCTAGTACGGGTTATTGGTCTTTTAGATTAAATGCTGATTCAGCAACCAATTACTCAATGACATTTTTAAGCGGTAATGGAACGGCTGCTAGTAGTTCCTATCTCACAAGCAATAACAGTGGTTATATGAACTTTTCTAGCACTATTGGAACCAGTATTACAATGGCAATTTTAGATATATTTAGTTATGCTGGAAGCACAAATAAAACAGCCTTAGCAACTTTTTCAGGTGATCTAAATGGGTCTGGACAGGTTGAGCGCGGTGTCAATTTATGGCGTAACACTGCGGCCGTTACTAGCGCAACAATAAGGACTGATACTGCTAATAACTTTGCGGTAGGTTCGACCTTTACACTTTACGGAATTAAGGCGGCATAATGGCTAATACTTATGTGGCTTTGGCAAAAAGTACGCCGTCGGGCGTTGCAACCGTCAGCCTGTCAGCAATACCACAAACTTACACAGATTTAGTTTTATCTATATCTTTTCGCGATGAGCAAGGTGCAGGAAATTATACGGATTATGTTTATGTGCAAGTAAATGGAAGTACGACCACTCATACACTTACAAACCTGCAAGGTAATGGGTCGGCGGCTGCCAGTACTCGTTATACTACGGGAACTTATTGGTTTGCTAGAAGTGAGGCCGGTGGCAATACTGCCAATACTTTTAGTAGTCACGAGTTTTATTTAGCAAACTACGCAGGGTCTACCAATAAAGTTGCTTCTTATACTGGGGTGGTAGAAGGCAATACAACTACTGCCGGAAATACTTATATACAAGCCAACGCGGATTTATGGAGTACGACGACAGCCATTACTAGCCTCACTATTGGTTCGCTAAACTCTACTTTTGCGACTGGAACTCGCATTGACCTTTACGGCATTAAAAACTCATAAGGAGAAACAAATGACAAAACCAACCAGAATCGAAGTTAACTGCGAAACAGGCGCGCAGACAGTTATCGAGTTAACAGATGAGGAAATTGCTCAAATGGAAACTGATCGCGCTAATGCCGAAGCCGATCGCCTAGCGCGTGAAGCCGAAGCCGAAGCGAAGGCAACAGCCAAAGCCTCAGCACTTGCCAAACTTGCAGCACTCGGACTAAGTGCAGACGAGATCGCCGCGCTCTAAGTGGCAAAGTTAAAATCAGACAACGGCTGGCCTGCATCTCAAGATCCAGCCATCATTGGGATCAAGTCCTACCCAGTAAAGGGCACACAAATCAAGCTGCGTTGCGCTGAAAAGGTCGCACCGTTATTGGTGGGCTTTGCAGCTGAGTTTCACGAAAAGGTAGAGCCAATAGACAAAGGCACCCTTGATGATTGGGGATACGCATTCCGAATGGTCAGAGGCCGTGAGGATCGCCTGAGCAATCACTCAAGTGGCACCGCCATTGATCTAAACGCAACCAAGCACCCACTAGGTGCAGAGCACACCTTTGCCGAGGGCAAGGCTGCAATCATCATTGAACTGGCTGCCAAATATGGTTTGAAGTGGGGCGGTACTTATCGCAACCGCAAAGATGAAATGCATTTTGAAGTTTGCCTGACCCCTAAACAGGCAAAAGAGCGCATTACTGCGCTTGGATTGGAGCACTAAATGGCAACACAAATAAAAGCAGCTTGCGGAACTTATATCCGTGCTTTGCTAACCATCCTATTAACCTTGATGGCAACAATAGGAAAATCACCAATTGAGTTTTCTGGTGAGGATTGGAAAATGGTAGCCAATGGACTTTGGGCATCTCTTTTGCCGGTCATTATGCGTGCCTTGAGCACAAACGATGACAAATACGGTCGAGCACCAAAAGAGTAAAGCCCGACACGCAGGGGTGGATGTTGCGCAATGTCTGCCCTTAGTGTCAAACTGATAGTCCGGACTAGGAAAGGACTAGAAAATGGCAGCAAACACCGCTTTTGCAGTAATGGTGGCAATGTACATAGCAATTTGTTTTGGATGCGTACTTCTTGGCTACGCAATAGGCCACCGAGATGGCAAGCACATAGGTTATAAACGAGGCCGTGCGATCGGCTACACCAAGGCCAAGCAAGATTGGAACCTATCTAATGGCATTTAACCTAGATGATTACCAACCAGTTGATGAGCGGATTGCCCTATTTTGGGTGAAATATCCAGAAGGTCGGATTGATACCGATTTGGTGCATAACGATGGCAAGTGCTTTATTGTCAAAGCCACTGCCTACCGTAACGATGGCACGATTATGGCTACTGATTACGCTCAAGAGATTATCTCTGATCGTGGAGTTAATGCGAACTTTGCGCTTGAGAATTGTGCTACCTCAGCAATTGGCCGTGTGCTAGCCACGGCAGGATTCCAAGCCAAGATTGGCAAACGCCCAAGCCGTGAGGAAATGGCTAAGGTGCAAAGGGTTGCAGCTGGTGAAGTAGTGCCAAACGATGATCTTTGGAATAAGCCAGTTGATGCTGAAATGGCAACAGCAATGCAGGTATTAAGTGCAATTGCTACACCGATTGAGCGTGAGCCAAATGCACGGGCTTACCCTTGCAAACACGGTACACGGATGCACAACAAAGGCGTGAGTACCACCGGCAAGAAATGGGAAGGCTATTTTTGCGAGTCCAAGAATAAAGCCGACCAATGCGCCCCGGTTGGGATGGATGGGAAAGAGTGGGCAAAGCGTGGGTGATCTAGAGATTTACTTCCCAGACAATACAGCCTTGCACTTCACCAGCAATGGCGTAAGTGAACACGATTCTGAAGTATGCGATGGATGCAACACCAGGCAATTTACAACCGGTGGCATTATGAGTGATCAGATATTTGTTTGCGCCAAGTGCCGAGTGATTGATTGCAATGAATGAGTTGCAACTATTTACATACCTAAAAAGCCGGTACATACCTGATCTATTGATGAACCCAGATCCAGTTGGCCGGTTTGATTGTGAGAGTGAGCAGCTAGGGGTTTACATTGAACTCAAGAGCCGTCAAACTCATTATGATGAACTGATGATTGAGCGCGACAAGTACCACGCGGTAACTCAACGGGCTTGGGTAGATGGCAAAACTGCGCTTTACATCTGCTCAACCCCTAAGGGCATTTGGTCATTTAACCTAAACAAATTAACAATGCCTGCTTGGTATTACTTTGATGGATTGCCTGCAACTACCGAGTTTGCTAACACTGACACAGTTACAAAGGTGGTTGGATTCTTACATATCAGGCGAGGCAAAAGGATCGGTGCTTATGGAGCAAACAATGCTTGATGGCATCCGGTACTTCAAGTGCCGAGGCGTATGTCAAGGCCCTGCACCATTTAGCACTTACACCTGCTACGACCTGCCAGAAGGCCTCTCAATGATCCAATGCCTTGATTGCCTATTTGTTACAGTGGCAATGGATGAGCAGGCCTTAAAACGCCAACCACGCACTTTGGAAGGTGAGTTCAAGTAATGGATCAAAACATCAGCCGATGCACTGGATGTGGGCAATGGTTAGAGGCGACACACCGAGATTGCCCAACCTGCCTATTGTGGCTAAGTCGTAGGGTGTAACATCTTGCATCCAACTCAACTGCGTGAGGATAAACAGCAGGGCGCACTGATTGTGCGTTGTAGCCCGTTAGAGGGGCAACCTTTGGCCTGCACTGATCAACGGCCTATCCCTCAATGGGGGGGATATGGGGGGGCATTAAAATTGTTGTTATGCCTTGGGCTTTGTCTTGCAGCTGTACAACCAGCAAAGGCTCAAGATCAACAGACTTGGGAAGTGCACCTACTCAAGATCACCAGAGATTACAAAGAGTACAAATGCGTAAAGAGATTGATATTCAAAGAATCCTCTAACAACCCAGATGCGAGGAACGGTTCACACTACGGCCTTCCACAAGGTCGCACACGGTACTTGGCTACAGCCTCACCAACGGCGCAGATAACTTGGATGATGAAATACATAAGAGCAAGATACGATGATGGATGCAGTGCACTACGGCACAGCAACACAAAGGGCTGGTACTGATGGGCTTATCACTTCAATCAACTGAGTGGAAACGGATCAGGTTAGAGATACTTCAACGCGATCAGTACACCTGCTATATGTGCGGAGGGCCTGCCAATGAGGTGGATCATATTTTGCCGAGGAGTCGAAATGGCTCGGATGAAGCGGAAAACCTTGCAGCTGCGTGCCGTCGTTGCAATAATGCAAAGTCTGGGAAGGTTGCTAAACCGGTTTTTTTGAGCACAACCCCTAC